AGAATGAAACCCGATCTTGGATCATTAGTGCCGGAGTAGTTCCGGTAGTCACAGCTTTGCATTATCTCGCAAACAAGATTGGAATCAGGGTGTAATCATGCCAGCAGTAAGCAAGAAGCAGCAGATTGCTATGGCAATTGCTGAACACGAACCTGAAAAACTTTACGAGCGAAACAAGGGAATGGCGGAGATGTCTCACAAGGACCTTCATGATTTCGCTTCGACTCCTCGTAAAGGTCTTCCGAGCTACGCCCACGTTCGTGCGGCAAGGAAGAAAGAAGGACATTAATGGCGGCAAACAAGGGCTGGCTCAAGAAGCTGAATGCCCTAAACAAAATAATTGAAGAGAATGGTCCACTCTGGTCTCGTAGCACTAAGCTTGCCGGATACGGCGAGGAAGGTCCTTACCATTGTGAGGATTGTATCTATGCGAAAGGCAAGAAGCAGAATGATCTGTTCAAGGACGAGAAGGGTCGAGGTAGATGCCTGCATGAGGCAATGATAATGGACCCGGAAGTCAACAAAGATAAGAATATGCTGCCGATTATTAATTTGGAAGTTGGTTGCTGTGAATTCGTGGACCAGAAGGGTCACAAGAAGAAGGATTAAATTATGGCTTTAAATGAGTACGGTTTGCCGGAATCGGAAACCGAAGAATCTACTCCGGCTCCGAAGAAGGAAGAGACACCTGCTCCTCCTAAGAAGGAACCTGAGAAGAAGAAGGAACCTGAGAAGAAGCCTGTCGGTTCTCATACCGCTAATTGGGCACAGTCATTGATGGCCAACAACCCTGCACCCCAATTGCATAAAGGCGGTACCGTCCCGAAGGACGGAGTTTACGAATTAGAGAAGGGCGAGGAAGTCGTTCCCAAGGATAAGAAGATGGCAGAAAAGAAGCGAAAGCACGCAGGGCACGGCTACAAGCACACCCACATCACGCACCACGATGATGGTTCTCACACCATGCATCACGATCATGAAGATGGAGTGTCCCACAAGGATTATGCCGTAGCCAGCCTAGATCACGCTCATGACGGTTTGCAGGATCATCTAGGCATGCCGAACCCCGGTGAAGAAGAGGCCGAGGGCGGACAGAGTGGCATCGAAGGCGAGGGCGGAGGTCAGTAACATGGCCGAGGAAAAGAAAAAGAAGCACAACGTGAGTTTGTATCGAGCCATGCATCATCTTCGTAAGGGTGGACTGCACAAAGCATTGGGCATTCCAGAAGGTGAGACAATTCCAGCCGAGAGACTTGCTGCGGCTCGCAACAGTAAGAACGAGCATGTGCGCCACATGGCGAACTTCGCTCATACTATGAAGGGTTTCAAGAAGAAGTAACATGCCGATCACTGACGCACAGGGAGCATTCGGGGCTTTATTTAAGTCAGATGATGCTGGCACTGCTTTAAGTAGCGTACCAAATGCTAGGGAATTTTCGTTTAAGCAAACCGGATACGCACCTGGGATGGCGGAGAATAGCGTAGATGAACACCCGGAAAGATGGGGAACCGCTACACCCGGAGCAACAGCTACACCCGGAGATGCGTCATCTGGAACGCCTAAAGATGATTATAGCAATACACCTTATGCAATTGCTAAAAAGGCTAGGGATGCCGCCAGTGGAGCCTCAAATCTAGTCAAGGCTCCGGCATCAGATGTTGCTAAGGCTCCGTCAGTGCCGAAGTCATTCAAAGAAGGAATCGGTTCAGATATCTCGGTAGAGCCTAGTGTCCCGTTGATATCAGAGTCAGATAATGCTTAACGCCATTTTGGACAAGCTGACGAACAAGTTTCATATTGTACTCGGCTGCGCTGCCCAGGCGTCATTGATTGTTTATCATTTCAAAACAGGGAAGGACTTAGGTCCGGGGCTTGTGAATGCGACGTATGCGTTCTATGCGTTCTTGCTAGGACACGCCGCAACCTATCAGAAGTGGCCGGATCAATAGGATCATGGCAGACAAGAAGACTGTAGCTTACATTGTCCGTCATGGCACAACGGACCTGAACGCACAAGATAAGTATCGAGGTCAGATCGACACCCCGCTTGATTCAAAGGGTAAGAAAGATGCCGAAGACCTTAGAAAGTGGTTCAAAGACAAGAAGATTGGTAAAGCCTGGACGAGCGATTTAGCCCGAGCCAAGGATACGGCAAACACAATTCTTCAGGGAAAGAAAACTCCGGCGACTCGATCTGGCGATCTGAGACCGCTGGATGCTGGTGATCTTGCTGGTAAACCGAAGGATGCGAAACATAAGGCAATTATGCAGAAGTATCAGGACGATACTTCCAAGACTATTCCTGGCGGCGAGAGTATTGACAATTTGCACAGCCGAACAAGACGCCCTCTATTTCAGGCGTTTCGAGCAGGATTGAAGGGTGATCCAAGTTTAGTATCAACCCATTCAAGTGTGATCCACTCAGTTGGACATCACTTGCATGACAATCACGAGGCCGCATTGGTCGAACCAGGCGGAGTCGTAGAAGTAACATGGGATGGAAAGAAGTTTCACGCCAAGCCTGTGTTTAAGCCGAAGACAAAGAAAGCCGAGGCTGAAAAGAATCCAGAATACGCATCGTAGCGAGGTCCAATGCCTCTTGAAGGTTCAGATAAGGAAAAATACAATTGGGTAGCCAACAGATTAGAACGTCAAGATGCGTTCTGGCCTGGGTGGTGTAAACAATGGGATGAGAATGCAAAAGGAAAGAGATTTCGATCCGAAGTGCGTTCTATGTCCGACCTGTATCGTCTGTACCGTCGAGGGGTGACCGAGTTTATTACTCCCGAAGAAGAAGCGAGAGGAAAGAAACCGGAGAAGATCGAAAAGGGCTACGAAGTTGTTCCTGCGAAAGCCTTCGAAGTACCTGGAAGGTATTCGGAGAAAGGTCTGCACCATAAGGGCGAGCATGGGTATCTCCATTTCTCTCACTGGTTGCTGGCCAGGGATCAATGCCGAAAGGATTTGTATTGGCTAGGCCGAACTGTGTTACAGAGGGATTTCGAACCTCATGTTCACCAGTTCGTATGCGATCAGTTTGTGCAGAAAGACTTCGACGGCATTTTTAATGAGGGGTTCACCCTTCGAGAAATGCAGGCCGCTTTTCGAAACTTGAATCGGGTTCCTAGGATATGGGTAAACTTTAAGGAATACTCTCACGATTCTAAGAACCAAGCCGCTTTGCTCGAAGAAGAGTTCGGAAAGTATATCCCGGACCCGAACCAGGTCGGGATTCAGATTAATTTTGCCAAGACGATGATCTTGCTGGACCCTCGTGGGTTCTTCAAGTCAACGATTGACAACATAGACACGATTCAGTGGTTGATTAATTGTCCTGATGCTCGCGTGTTGATCGTCAGCGGAGTCAAGGACCTTGCTGAGAAGTTCTTGCTTGACGCGAAGAGATATTTCTATCTTCCGAAAAGCATCAAGCCAGGTTATTTCCATTTGTTGTTTCCTGAGTACGTCCTACGTGGCGTTGATGGAACTTCAAAAGAAGACTTGATTGTTTCGGAACGTCAGCATAACCAGATCGATGCATCTCTGGCAGTTACCTCAGTAGGATCGAGCAAAGCCGGAAACCACTGCGACGTTTTGAAGTTCGATGATATTGTTACTGAAACAAACTGCTTAACTGAGGATACCAGAGAGGCTATTCTTCAGAAGGCCGATAGCACCAGGAACTTGTTGATGTCCTGGGGTTGGCATGACGCAGTCGGTACCAGATATTATCCAGACGACTACTATGGCCGAACCAAAGAAGTTCACGACAAGGCTCCAGATGAGTTTAATCTGAAGTATTTCGTGCGTGCTTGCTGGACTGTTAAGCCGCCATATCAGCACTACAAACTAGAAGAACTGACTGTGGATATGGTCAATCTGACCTTCCCGGAGCAAGAAGGTAGTGTCGAGGCGTCGTTCAAGCATTTGAAGTCTATTCTGACGAAGAACCCGAAAGAGTTCCGATGTCAGCAGCTTAATCAGCCTGTGTGGGGTGACGATAATCCTACGTTCCCTCCAGAGTTGTTGCGATCACGAAAGTCCGCATACGGAGAGGCTGTGAGAATCTGGCCTGGTGAGTATTTTGTCGGAGCTATTGATCTGGCGAAAGATGATAAGAGGTTTTCAGATTTCAGTTGCATAGCTGTCGGCAAGGTTTACGCTCAGACATCTATAATGAACGTTAAGGTCGGTGGGGGAATAGAAATTCCTCAAGAAGAACAGAAATTCTTCTTAGTTGTCCTGGACGTGGACTTCGGAAAGTGGAGTCAGTACGAACAGGCTTATAAAATTGCTGCCATGAACAACAAGTGGCACAAGCTGACCGGACAGTTCATTAGATGGCGAGGCGAGGATACGGGCGGGTTGGAAGTTTTCAAAGAGAAGATTGCAAATGTCTCTAAGGAAATCTACGGACACTGGCCGAACATTTATTGGCCTACTCCAGAGAATACTTCTGGCGCAAAAGTAAGCCGTATCAAGGGTATGGAAGTTGTTCTTCGAGACAGTAGAATGACTTTTCTAAATGCTGATTGGAATGACCGTGTATTCGAGCAATTGGAAAAGTACACCGGACAGAAGAGTAGTCGAACAGTCAAGGATGACGTTCCAGATGCTCTTTCAAGATTAGTGCAATCAATGCCGCGAGCTATCCCATTGTCTCCGAAAGAATTGGAGGCTCAGGCGGCACAGAAGGAAGAAGAATACCGCAAGCGTATTCTAGCTTTACAACATGAACAGATATTTGGATCGGATTCAGGGGGATTCGGACTCAACCAATCCTGGCCGATCTACGGACAGGAACTTCCGTCTCAGCCAGAATCCACCGATCCGAATGCGAGATTCAGGAGAGGGATGCTAGGCGGCGGTCCTTGGAGATAAGCGGCTATGGAAAATTTGAGTGAACATGCCGCTGAGGTATTAGCGGAGTTGGATGTAAATCCGGCTGGTAATATCACCAAAGAGAATCTAAAGAAGGATAAAGAGACCGGGGTTTATCTGTACGATGACGAGGCGGCATTAAAGCTTGTCATCGATGATGCGTCCCGAGCAGATAATTACGCGAACATCAATCAGTGGGCGTCACAATGGACCAACTCTGATATGTTACTTCAGAGTCCCATGAACGCTTCGGCGTTTGACGGCGGTAACGTAAGCCAAGCTAACGTTCCGAAGTACACGTTGTCGAACCATCTGAACACGATTGTTCCGAAGATTATGGAAGGGTTGTTTTATGAGGACCCACCATTCCTGCTTCGTCCACGTCCTGGCACGGATATGGAAGTTACCCGAGCCAAGACAGCTTTATTCTCAGCACAGTTGTGGGACATGAAGTTCGAGGAAGAAGTCGAGTACGCATTCGAAGAGATGGCGTTACTTGGTACCACGATTTTCAAGTGGGGCTACCTTGAACACAATATGAGTATAAGGAAGCCGAGACGTAAGGCAAATCCAGTACCGATGCCGGGAACCAATCTTCAGACGGCAATGCTGGACTCACCGGACTCAGACGACTTCGAAATTTATATTGACTGAGTCAAGATTTCACGACCGTGGTTGAAGCACA